ATCCTAGCTTTCCTGTAAATATTTACGACTATCCCGATCATCCAGTATGGAAAGAACTAAACGCTTTCCAAAATGGTTGGTTAGCTTGTAAAAACTTCTACAAAATACAAGACTAATATGTCAGACCCAGTACTAGAGCTAATTCAAAAGAACGGCCTGGCATATAATGTGTCGGGCCGTGACTATCTTATCAAATGTTTAAACCCAGAACATCCTGACTCAAATCCCAGCTTCCGAGTTGACAGGGTTAGTGGTGTGGCACACTGCTTTGCGTGCGGGTTTAAAACCAACTTGTTTAAATTTTACGGGGTTTTTACAAATCCTGTGCCAATGAAGATCGCGGCGCTAAAAGAAAAATTAGCAGCACTAAAAACATTTGGTCAAGACTTAGAACTACCACAAGGCTATACGCCTTGGACAAAAACGTTTCGTGGCGTTAGTCCAGCAACACTCAAGCATTTTGGTGCCTTTTATACCAATCAAGTAGAAAAACTACAAGATCGTATTATTTTTCCAATCAAAGATATTACGCAAAAAACAGTTGTGTTTGTTGGCAGACATACAATGTCCAAAGGCAATCCCAGATACCTTAACTATCCTAGCGGAGTAAAGATTCCACTTTATCCTGCACACTTACCTAGCGGGTATAGATCAATGGTTATCGTAGAGGGCTTATTTGATATGCTTAACTTATACGATAATGGTTGCGAAAACGTAGTTTGTGCTTTTGGTACTAACACACTACAAAATGATACAAAACAAAAACTCTTGCCTTTTCGTGCACAAGGTATTACACACGTATACCTACTATTTGACGGAGATGATGCAGGTCGAAGTGCTGCAAAACTCTTGAAACCTTTAATCGAGGATGAAGGATTTATTGTAGAAATAGTTGATTTACCTGACGGCACAGACCCAGGTGAACTTGATGCTGAAAATGTTCGGTCAATAGCCGAGTATGTAAACAAATAGACTTGAATAACTAGCTTAGATACGCTATAATAAAGTATCACAAGGATTATAAATGAAAATTGCGTTAATTGATAAAGCACCCAATCGTACACGTTATAGTGACTATTTCGAGTTTGAATTTGATCACTATCATATGAGTTCAGTGCCAATTACTAAATTACTGAAAAAAGATGTAGACCTAGAAGTAGATCTAACAGAATACGATTACGTTATTCTTGTTGGAGCAGAAGCTGCTAAAGAATACGCAAAAATCACCTCAGTAACAAATATGGCTGGACAGCTAGTAGACGATAAATTTATCGCTATTAGTAATCCTGCTATGCTTAGCTTTAAACCAGAAGGTAAACCTGACTTTCAACGTGCTTGTGACAAGATTCACAAGTATATCAAAGGCGAGCTAAAGCCAAAGTCTACTGGCGATTATGCAGGTATTCAGGACACTGCTGAAGCCAAGCGTTACTTGCGTGAAATCCTTGAAAATGCTCAAGGCTATGTAGCATGGGACACGGAAACAACAGCCCTTTATCCACGAGACGGATATGTGCTTGGTTTGTCCCTTACTTACAAAACGCACCAAGGTCGATACATTGAAACTGATTGTTTAGATGATGTATGTCTAGACCTGCTACGTAAAATTGCCAAACAGTTTTATACAGTATTTCACAACATGAAGTTTGACTTCAAGATGATTAAGTACCATCTTGATATTGACTTTGATCGTACACGAGTACACGACACAATGGTCATGCACTATGTGCTTGACGAAACTGATAGTCATGGTCTGAAACCCCTAGCACTCAAGTACACAGACTATGGCGACTACGATTCAGAACTAGACGACTTTAAGAAAGAATACTGTGCACAGCATGGTATTCTACAAGATGATTTCACTTATGACCTTATTCCGTTTGACGTTATTAGTAAGTACGCTAGTATTGATACTGCGGTTACATTCGACCTATTCAATAAATTCTGGCCTATTGTTCAAGCGAACGATAAACTACGCAAGGTTTATGAAGAAATCTTGATTCCTGGTACACTGTTCTTGATGGACATGGAAGAAGTTGGTATTCCTGTTAGTACCGAGCGCATGGCTGCTGCATCAAAGTACTTGGATTATGAAATTGAAGAAGCCAAAAAAGTAGTTTATGGCTTTGAAGCTGTTCAGCGTTTTGAAAAAGACACTGGCAAAATCTTTAATCCTAACTCAGTAATGCAACTTCGCATTGTTCTTTTCGACTACTTGGGTTTGAACCCAACTGGCAAGAAAACAGCAACTGGAGCAGTATCTACTGATGCAGAAGTATTGGGCGAGTTGTCGGACGAACATCCACTACCAGCTGCTATTTTAAAGGTACGACAACTTGGAAAAATTCAGAACACGTATATTTCAAAGATTTTACCGGAAATTGACCGCGATGGTCGTATTCGTACAAATTTTAATCTTATCTTTACTACTAGCGGTAGGCTTAGTAGTTCTGGGAAGTTCAATGCTCAGCAAATACCTCGCGACAACCCTATTATCAAAGGTTGCCTCAAGGCTCCAGCTGGCTATAAGATCGTATCGCAAGATTTGACCACAGCCGAAATGTATTATGCGGCTGTGTTATCTGGTGACAAGAATCTACAAGAAGTTTTTAGCAGTGGCGGCGACTTTCACTCAACGATTGCTAAAATGGTGTTTAACTTGCCTGGCCCTGTGGACGAAGTCAAAAAGAAGTTTGGCAGTATGCGTCAATCTGCTAAAGCAATTTCTTTTGGTATTTTGTACGGTTCAGGCGCTAACAAAGTGTCGCAGACTGTTACTAAAGCAACTGGCGAAGACTACCCAGTTGAACAGGCTCGTGACGATATTAAACAATACTTTACAAAATTCAGCAAGCTAAAACGCTGGCTTGATGATCGCAAGAAATTCATTGAAACTAATGGTTACACATACTCATTCTTTGGCAGGAAACGCAGACTACCTAATGTCTTTAGCTCGGATAAAGGCATTGCCGCTCACGAAGTCCGTTCGGGAATCAACGCCGAAGTACAAAGTCTCGCAAGTGACGTTAACTTACTTGGAGCTATGCGAACAGCGAATGAGATTAAAGCAAAAGGCCTAGATGCTAATATCTTTATGTTGGTACATGACTCGGTGGTTGCGCTAGTAAAAGACGAAGATGTGGTGGAATACTGCGAGATCCTAAAGCGTAACACTCAACACCAATGGGGTTGTGAGATTCCAAATACACCAATTGGTGTAGATCAAGATATTGGCGATGACTATAGCTTTGGAGACTGGGAAAGCTTCTATGAATTTAACGGAGATACATTGGCCCGTGTTCAAGCTGGGTGAAAAGCGGCCTGAACAGCGTGAAGGACTAGTGTTTTATTACAGCGAATACGCTGACAAAGATAATAACACTCCTGGATACTCCTTTAGAGTAGTAGACGATCAAAGTGAAAAAGGTGATACTTTAGGGTTGCGTAGACTTAGATTGAAGTCAGACCCTAAAGTAAAGCTATTTCCTATTCGCACAGCAATTTACTTTGTGGCAGACTTGGTTAAATTAGCCAAGTCGACCACTTGGTTTATTGATAATAGCGGGCGAGTATTTCACTACGAAAAAAGCACACGCGCCAAACTGCAAACACGCAAGATCAAACAAGTTTTACCTGCGAGTGGGCTAGGGTGTGTGGTTGAACTAGAAGGCATACCTAACAGATTTAAATCAATGCACAAACCAGGTGAGTTTCAACACTATGCCCGAGTTTTGCAAACAGGTATGGCATACATTTTTTATGGATTCTGTGATAAAAAGTATCCAGATAGTTGGAGGATGGTATGAATACTAAAATTTATGATATGTGGGCACAATGTGTTACAAAACACACAAAAACTCCAATGAACTGGCAAGATGCTGCTAATGAATTTGCACAGCTGGTGGCCTTAGAGTGCATCAATAAGTTGGAAACTTACCGTATTCCAGTTGGAAATAGCAGTTCTGGCGAGTTGGCCTGTGAGTGGACATACGATGCACTCTTAGAAATTCGAGACGATATTCGCGAGACTTTTGGATTGCCTGATGCCTAAAGCAGTTATATCGAATCGCATTTATATGGATAACCCTGGTGTTGAACACACCAAGCACATTATCAAGACGCTAACATATAAAATCAAAAAAGACACTGGGTCGAAACAGTTTGCTAAAATTGAAACAATCAAAAACTATAAAGTACTGCCAAAAGGTATTCTCTCAATCCCACAAGGACGACTAGACTTAATACCCGAAGGTTACGAAATAGTAGATAAGCGAATTGTGGAAAATATGCCTTTTCCAAACCCACTATTTCCACTACGACCAGAACAACAAGTCGTTTATGACCCAATCGACGATACGTGCTTTATCAATGCCCTTGTGGGATGGGGCAAGACCTTTACCGCCTTACACCTTGCACACAAGTTTGCTCAGAAAACTTTGGTTATCACGCACACAGCCGCGCTACGCGACCAGTGGTGTGAAGAAATCGAAGTCTTATTCGGGCAGAAACCCGGAGTTATTGGTGGTGGACGAATGGACTACCACGACCACTTTATCACAGTCTCAAACATACAGACCCTTACTAAGTGTGCTGGTGATTTATCTAAAGAGTTTGGGACTATTATCCTTGACGAAGCCCACCATTGTCCTGCCACTACATTTGCACAAACAGTGGACGTTTTTCATGCCCGTTACCGCATTGCCCTGTCGGGCACAATGATTCGCAAAGACGGCAAACACATCTTATTTGGTGACTATTTTGGGCCATTGGTCTACAAACCACCACAGTCTAATACACTAACACCCACAGTACACATTGTGCGTAGTGGTATTACGCTAAAGCCTGGCGTGCCTTGGGTAGATAAAATAACTGACTTATGCGAGTCAGAAAACTACAGAGGTTTTATAGCTGATATTGCACGTATGCACATATCAAACGGACACTCAGTATTGGTTATTGCTGATCGGGTGGAATTTTTACACAAAGTGAAAGAATACATTGGCGAAGATTGCGCGGTTGTTACAGGCGACACAGAATACGAAGAACGACAACTTGTTAAACAACAAGTGCTCGACGGAAGCAAAAAAGCCATTTGCGGCTCAAGGCAAATCTTCTCAGAAGGCATTTCTATTAACGCACTCAGCTGCGTTATCTTAGCAGTACCAATGAGTAATGATAGTCTACTAGAACAAATTGTAGGTCGTGTACAGCGACTGCACGAAGCTAAACTAGACCCGCTAGTTGTAGACATTAATTTTGCTGGATATGCAGATAAAAAGCAAAACAACGATAGGCTTGCGCTTTACCTACGCAAGGGATGGCAGGTTATATCAGCATGATAAATTTTGACTTGTCAGATCAAGCTCACTATGTTATAATAGAATCTCATTTTGCAGATAATGTCAATACTATTTTTTAATCTAGAATTGTTAGAGGCAAAATCACAATGTGATCCTGAATTAATGTTATCAATGATTAAGGCCCACTTCGATAAAAAACTAATACCTAAAAACAGCAGAGACAAAACAGTACTCAAATCCCTAGTAGGAAACAGTTATTTATTGAACGTGGAACCCTTATTTAGCGACTCATCAGATATTGTGTATAAAGCACAATATATACGACTAGCAGGCCGGAGAGATTACACAGCGTTTAAATTTTATGCACACAGACACTTAGATCTTTCATTCTTTAGTGACTTAGACCTAGACGCTATAAAACACAACCCACTGCTCAAAATCACAGACAACAAAATTTACTTCAAATACGAAAACAACTAATATGGCAATTTCATTTAAAAACACCAAAGGCAAAGCACAATCTAACAAAGTTGAGGCTTATGAGTACAAAGACGGTGAAAACACTGTTCGACTGATTGGCGGCGTACTACCACGTTATATTTACTGGGTCAAGGGCAGCAACAACAAAGATATTCCAATCGAGTGCTTGGCTTTTGACCGCGAAGCTGAAAAGTTCAACAATCTTGAAAAAGATCATGTTCCACAGTTCTATCCAGAACTAAAGTGCTCTTGGAGCTATACAGTTAACTGTATCGACCCTAAAGACGGTAAAGTTAAAGCCCTTAACTTGAAAAAGAAGCTGTTTGAACAGATTCTGTCAACAGCAGAAGACTTGGGACTAGACCCAACAGACTACGACGAAGGCTTTGATATTGTATTCAATCGTGTTAAAACTGGCCCATTGGCGTTCAACATCAGCTATGACTTGAAGCCACTGAAATGCAAAAAGCGTGCCTTGTCAGAAGACGAGCGTGCTGCTGCTGATGCAGCTAAGTCTATTGACGAAAAGTACCCACGCCCAACAGAAGCCGAAATCTTGGCACTGTTGGAAAAGATTACCACTAATACTGAAGACGGCGATGCTGGCGATGACGCTGCACAAGAAGCTGTTAAAGAACTAGGTTAATAAACTCATAGCCCGCTAATCGTAAAAGCTTAGCGGGCTATTTTGTCTCGTAAAACATGAAAATACTTTTTACAGCCGATGTTCACATTAAATTAGGTCAGAAAAATGTGCCAGTAGATTGGGCTAAAAACCGATTTGCTTTATTTGTAGATCAATTTGCTGAAATGCAAAACTCTGCTGATTTTGTAATCATTGGTGGCGACATATTTGACCGATTACCAACAATGGACGAAGTAGAGCTATATTTCGACTTTGTTGCGTCTATGAAAAAGCCAACAATTATCTTTGACGGTAATCATGAGGCAACTAAAAAGGCACAGACCTTTTTGACTTATTTAAAGAAAGCTACCCATCGTTTAAACCCACTTGTGCGTGTTGTTGACGATTATGAATATTTTGTAGGATTTGACTTAGACGTTATTCCATATTGCAAGCTAAAAGATTTTGAAAAGAATCATGCTTCAATGGATTTCAAAGGCCGTATCCTTTGTAGTCATTTCCGTGCCGAGATTCCACCCCACGTAAAACCAGAAATTGACTTGGACTTATTCAACCGCTGGAACGTAGTTCTAGCAGGTGATTTGCATAGTTATGAAAACTCTCAGCGCAACATTCTTTATCCTGGCAGCCCTTATACTACTAGCTTTCACCGTCAGCGAGTCGATACCGGCGCTATTCTCCTTGATGTTGATAGTCTCAGTCATGAGTGGCTTAAATTCAAACTACCGCAGCTTATCAAGAAAACGATCACTGCCGAAGAGGCCACCACCTCCGCCAATGCCACCTCCTTTGACCACACAATTTACGAAGTCGAAGGCGACATACAAGAACTTGGAGCACTAGAAGACTCTGTGCTGATAGCTTCAAAAGTTATCAAACGAGACACAGACTCGGCACTAATTCTTGACCCAGAAATGAGCTTGGACGAAGAAGTCCGAGAATACTTAACCTATATACTAGAACTTCCAGAAGCCACAGTTGGTAAAGTTCTCAAGGAGATGCAAGATCATGCAGATAAACTCAACTAAAACAGCAGAAGTTTGGTCTCAAACTAATTGTCCAGCGTGTACCGAAGCCAAAAGGCTACTAGAACGTCAGGGCGTAAAAATAGTTGAGAAAATGCTTGGCATCAATGGTTTTACTAAAAAAGACTTAATTGAAAAAGTACCAAACGCTCGCAGTGTTCCACAAATCTTTGTAGATGGTGAGTACATTGGCGGGCTAAACGAATTAAAGCAAAAATTAGCAGATGATAACAATAAAAACACTAGCATGGTCTAATGCGTTTAGTTACGGCCAAGATAACAAAATTGATTTTACTAATGCTCCACTAACTCAACTGGTTGGTAAAAACGGACACGGAAAAAGTTCTATTGCCTTAGTGTTAGAAGAAGTTTTATTTAACAAGAACTCAAAGTCTATTAAAAAAGCAGACATTCTTAATCGCTACGTTAAAGATAAGTCTTATGCTATTAATTTAGTGTTTGAGCGAGACGGTATTGAATACACTATTGACACAAAGCGTGGCAGTACTCAAACTGTTAAACTTTATAAGAACGGCAATGATATTAGTGCTCATACTGCCACGCAAACTTATAAAATAATTGAAGAAGTCTTAGGTTTTGATCACAAAACTTTTTCACAAATTGTTTATCAAAGCAATGCTAGTAGTCTAGAGTTTTTAACAGCTCCTGATACTGCTCGTAAAAAGTTTCTTATTGAAATTTTAGACTTGGGCAGATATACTCAGGCACAGGAAGTTTTCAAAGAAACTGCTCAAGAGCTTGGCAAAGATATTACAACTGTGCAGTCGCAAGTCAATACAGTAACGGCTTGGTTAGACAAATACGAAAAGATGGATTTAACTCCACAAACGCTACAATCTGTAACTGCTGTGGATGCTGAACAGTTGGTTGAATTAGATAAGCTAGACAGCTCGATCAGAAACATCGAGACCACAAATAAAAAGATTACGCAGAATAATACTTACAAGCAATTACAAGCTAAAATCAAATTATTTCCTATTCCTGAAAAGCCAACTGAAGACACCAAGCCATTGGTAACAGAAGCTGGTAAACTAAACACAGAATCTGTTGAATTGTCTAAAACTATTCGTGATTCGCAGGCATTTGTTAAAAAGATAGGTGCTTTGCACGGAACGTGCCCGACTTGTTTGCAAGAAATTGATGAAGCTAAAATTAGTGAGTTGATTGAAGAACAGCAAAAGATTCAAGAGTCCGCAAGTAGCAGTAGTGCTAGAATTAGTACTAGGATTGGTGAGATTGATGCTATTAGAGCCGATATAACAAAACGTATGCAAGCTTGGGAGTCGGCTAGTAAGTCAATGGAAGAGTGGGAAAAGTACCATTCTTTAATCGACACAGATATTCAAGAAGACTTACTGGATAAGAATGAGTTGGAATCTAAGTTTATTGGGTTACAAAAAGCGATAGCTACACTAAAAGACACTATTGCCAAAGCCGAGAAGCATAATCTAGCTGCTAGCGCACATAATGCTAAAATTGATACTATCTCTAAACAAATAGTAGACATGAATGAAGAACTGGAAACATATAGTGGTAAACTACATAAACTTTCAGAACGAATGAGCATTATTAACGTTCTTACAAAAACATTTTCTACCACAGGACTAGTGGCATATAAGATTGAATGTTTGGTAAAAGACTTAGAAGAAATAACAAATAAGTATCTTGTAGATTTGAGTGACGGTAGATTTCAAATATCGTTCAAGGTATCTACTAGCGATAAACTAAATGTCATTATTACTGATAATGGCAAGGATATCGAAATGTTGGCATTAAGCGGTGGCGAGCGAGCTAGAGTTAACGTAGCTACATTGCTTGCAATTCGTAAGTTAATGCAAACTTTAAGCGCATCTAGAATTAACTTATTGATTCTAGACGAGACTGTAGAGGCTCTGGACATTGACGGTAAAGAGCGATTAATCGAAGTCTTATTAAAAGAAGAGCACCTGAATACGTTTCTAGTGTCTCACGGCTTTAGCCACCCACTACTTGAAAAAGTCAATGTAGTGAAAAACAATAATATATCTCAGATTGAATCATGATTAAAATTGAACAACTTAAAGGTGGCTGTACAGCCACAATTGAACGTAATGGTGTTAGACAGCCTGTTTATGTTCGCATGGTAGTAACTAAAGCAGAACTAGATAGTTTAGAAACTACTGGTGGTACTTTGGTTTATACAATTGACGAAGAACAAATTGTAGAAGTAGGTGAAACTGCTCCAGTACAAATTACTGTAACAGACACAGTAGTAACAGCAGAAATTCCCAGCATTGAAGTCCAGGATACCGTCGCCGTGGAAGCTACAGTTGAAGAAACCGAAGCGCCAAAAGCGGTAGTTAAACCAGCAATTGTTAAGCCAGCACCAAGAACACAAGCTAAGTAATGGTTGTTGATGCTAGAGCCAAGGGAGCACGTACTGAAACCACAGTGCGTGACCTCTTAAAGAAACATACAGGTTTAGGGTGGGAAAGAGTACCCGGCTCTGGTGCGCTAGACCCTAAACACTTGCTTAAAGGCGACCTTTATGTACCAGGACGAACTAATCTTTGGTGTGTAGAGGTAAAAGGTTATGCAGAAGATCATCTAACTTCTCAACTGTTAACATCCAAAACTCCACAACTTGTTGAGTTTTGGGAACAGACTTTACGTCAAGGCAAACAAGTAGATAAAAAACCACTACTTATATTTAAATTTAATCGTAGCAAAGTGTTCGTGGCATTTGACGATATGCCAAACAGTCAAAACTACCGTTGCGTATACTACAACCATGAAACTCACGAGTTCTATGTAGCACTATTAGAAGATTGGTTAAAGTATGAGCAACCTGAATTTGTAACTTAAAGCTGGATATTAAAATTTACTCCTTGACAACGATTGTTAAATAAGCTATAATACATATTGTTACGGAGATATTATATGCAAAAGTCAGGTATATACAAGCTAGAGTTTAGTAGTGGACACTATTATATAGGTCAAAGCACTAATCTAAATACAAGAAAAAATGAACACTATAGACTACTCCTGTTAGGGAACCATCATAATTATAAAGTTCAGCAGAAATACGATCTAGACAAAGTTTTACCGCAGTTTGGTATATTAGTATATTGCTCTGTTGAAGAGCTGAATACCAAAGAAGATAGTTTAATAGACTTACTAAATCCACTGTGCTTAAATATAAAAGCTGGCGGCAATAATAATTTTGGTATAAACTCCTTAACAGCTAAATACGAAATACTAGATATTGAGTTGGCGTTTCTTATACTGGTAGATAATCCTGGTATTTCTCACAAACAAGTGGCTGACTTTGTAGGAATCGATGTAAATACTGTACATGATATTAGTGCTGGGCGAAATAGAGTTTTCACTGAAATGAAATCTAAATACCCTGAACAGTACGCTAAATTAATTAAGCAAAAGGCAGCAAATACTCGGGGAAAGTATACCATTACGCTAAAACACGAAAACGGTACTGTAGTAGAGTTATTGAGTGGGCAGTATTCAGAATTTTGTAGAAATAATAATGTACAAACTTCAAACTTATCTAAAGTAGTAAACGGAAAAAGAAGCTCCACAATGGGGTGGAAACTAATCAAAAAACATGAAAACTTTTAAACAATTGACGGGCGACAACGGCACTCTACTGGTAGTGGATAGCCTTAATTTGGCTTTTCGATATAAACACTCAGGGGCTACAGATTTTGCCGAAGATTATGTACGGACTGTTAATAGTTTTAAGAAAAGCTATAAAGCCTCGCATGTAATTATTACCGCAGATCAAGGCAGTAGTAGTTACCGTAAGTCTATTTATCCTGAGTATAAGCAGAATCGTAAGGATAAGCAAGAGCAGCAAACAGACGCAGAAAAAGCTGCTTTTGAAGTATTTTTTGAAGACTACGTAAAAACTCTTGAATATATTAAAGAAACTACCAACTACCCAGTACTAAGATTTCCTGGAGTAGAGGCTGACGATATTTGCGCATATATGTGTTCCAGAGTCAAAGACAGGAATATTTGGCTGATATCTAGTGATAAGGATTATGACTTATTAGTAAGTACTAAGGTTAGTCGCTTTAGCTATGTAACTCGCAAAGAAGTAACGCTTGATAATTGGAACGATCACTATGATTTTGAACCGGAAGATTATATTTCTATTAAGTGTCTTACCGGTGATACTGGAGACAACGTTTTTGGTGTTCCCGGCATTGGCCCCAAGCGCGCTCAATCACTTGTTAGTGAGTACGGTAGTACCTATGACATTATTGCCAGTTTACCTATTGCTGGTAAATACAAGTATATTCAAGAACTAAACAAGTGCAAAGACTTGTTGTTGCTTAACTATCAACTAATGGACTTGGTCACACATTGTGAAGAAGCCATTGGTGAGCAAAATATCCAAACAATCAACGAAACCCTAGAACTTTATCTAAAATGAACAATAGTGCTTATCTTGCATACGACGCTAACACAATGGCATACCGTAGCTACCCTAAAATTCAATGCCAAGTGCAGCCAGGCGCACGCCTTCCTGAACGTGCTCACCTCACAGATGCAGGTGCAGATCTTTTTGCACTTGGCAGTTATGAAATTTATCCAGGCGAACAAAAACTTGTGGATACAGGTATAGCGGTCAAAATTCCTGAGAACTTCGTAGGCCTTATTTATAATAGGAGCTCGCAAGGGAAAAAAGGTATTACAATCCCACATTCTGTTGGAGTCATTGATTCCGATTATCGTGGAAATTTAAAAGTTTTGCTAAAAAATATTTCGGAAGATCCTTATCTTATTCAGGAAGGTGACCGAATCGCACAGCTAGTCATTCAACCAGTTCAGTTAGTGGACTTTGTAGATAGTTGGAATGACACAAAACGTGGTACCGGCGGGTTCGGTTCCACAGGACAATAAACAAGAAAGATCATTAATGACAGCAGTTTCAACACGAGCGCAGGTAATTACACGTCGTACATATAATCGCCCTACATCAGACGACGGAAAACAATTTGAAACATGGGAAGAAACGGTAGCCCGCGTTATTGACCATCAACAGTGGTTATGGGAACGAGCAGTCGGACGCGACTTAAATGACGTAGAATATGCAGAACTCTATGATCTTGAGCAACTAATGCTAGATCGTAAAGTACTAATGAGTGGTCGTACACTTTGGCTTGGCGGTACTAATGTTGCCAAAACTCGTGAAGCATCTCAATTTAATTGCTCGTTTACACACGTTGAAACAATCTATGACGTAGTTGACGTCTTATGGCTGTTACTACAAGGCTGTGGCGTTGGCTTTAAACCAATTGTGGGTACACTAAATGGATTTTCAAAACCAATCAAGAACATTCGAGTGGTTAGAAGCACACGCACAGAAAAAGGCGGGAATGAGCACAACACAGAAACATTTGATGCAGATACAAAAGTCTGGACTATCCAGGTCGGAGACTCAGCAGAAGCTTGGGCAAAGTCAATTGGAAAACTTCTTGCTGGAAAATATCCCGCTGATACGCTAGTACTAGACTTTAGTCAACTACGACCAGCTGGTGAAAGGTTAAAAGGCTATGGTTGGATTAGTTCGGGTGATGCGGCTATCAGTACAGCTTATACTGCTATCGCCAATATACTTAATGGTCGTGCTGATAGCTTGCTTACTCGCATGGACATTCTTGATATTGTTAATCATCTGGGTACCATTCTATCTAGTCGCCGCAGTGCTGAAATCGCATTATTCGATTACGATCAGCCGGAATGGGAAGAATTTGCAGTAGCAAAGAAAGACTGGTGGTTGCATAACAACGCTCACCGCACACAGTCAAACAACAGTTTAGTATTTAAAAAGAAACCACTAAAATCTGATTTAGAACGCATCTTCCATATGATGGTTGAGGCAGGTGGATCAGAGCCAGGATTTATCAATGAAGTTGAAGCACTGCGTCGCGCTCCATGGTTCAAAGGTGCAAACCCTTGCGTGGAAATCTTACTCGGCAATAAAGCTTTCTGTAATCTTACCGAGACCGATATTGCTAAGTTCAAAGGCGACACAGCTGGTCTACATAACGCAATTAGACTTGCAGCCCGTGCAAACTATCGTCAAACCTGCGTTAACTTGCAAGACGGAATTCTTCAAGAATCTTGGCATCTCAACAACTACTTTCTTCGTCTTTGCGGAGTTGGCTTAACAGGTATTGCTATGCGTCCAGATATGGGTGCTTACGACTATGAATACTTGAAGCGTACGGCTACTGGCGCTGCTATTGGTATGAGCTTAGAGCTAGGATTGCCTGCTCCTAAAAACGTAACTTGTATCAAGCCGTCAGGTACATTATCAAAAATCATGGACACTACCGAAGGTGTTCACAAACCTCTTGGAAAGTACATTTTCAACAATGTTCAATTTAGCAAGCATGACCCGGTGGTTGAAAAACTACGTGAAGCGGGTTACCGTGTTATTAATCATCCTGTTGATGATTCTGGAGTGCTTGTTACGTTTCCGGTAATGTGGGACGGAGTTCCATTTGACAAAGTTGACGGAAAAGAAGTAAACATCGAATCAGCAG